GAAAAAGAATTGTCTGATTCTTTAAATATTAATGTTGTTAAAGTAAGTGGAGAGGTTTTATCCGCAAAAGTTAAAAGCTCAAAAAAAAGAATAGAGACAAAAAAAACTGGAGCTAGAAAGACCTCTTCAAAAAAATTAAAAAATAAAAAGAAAAAGGAGTAATAATCAATGGCAATTTATGAAGCCAAAGAATATGCTGCTCCCAAAATCGTTATTCCTTTAGGTACGCTGGCTACTGCAGCGGGAACTCCTAATGTTATTGACCTTATAAAACCGAATGACCCTGACAATCCTAGCGGGTTTTATGAAAATATTTCTATTCAATCGGTTGTAGCTATTAGCACATCTACAAAGGTGGTTCTAAGAGTTGAGGGCAATATTGATAATTCCGACAATTGGACAAATTTAGACATAGCAGGAGTTGATACGGAAATATCAGAAAGCGGTACTATTATATTCACCTTTGACAATTCAAGGCAAGAGATTCGATATGTACGTGTCTATTTCGTCAGTGAAACTGGTGGAACGGATGCTACAATTGTTAATTCTGCCTTGGTGAATTAGGGGAGGGCAAAAATGGGAAGTAGAATAAATTTAAACAGTGGTGTAGATAGGTGGCTTGGAAGAGCTTCTGATGCTATTGCTGGACTGGCTTGGAGCACATCCGATAGTTTGTTTTCCGTTATTAGAAGGTTCTTTGAATGGTTGGAATTGTTATATAATACCGATATTTCTTATAGAACTAAAATTGAATTTGGAGATGAAAGTTCTGTAAATGGAGCTTCAAGTGCAGAAACAATATTAGTAGATATTGATGAAGATTATGTAGCAGAAATTTATTATGATACTTCGGGAAAAATCCGTATAGGAAAACGGGTTGGTGATGAAATAGTATTATGGGGAACGGAGAAAGAATGGGAAGTTCATGCAGCATCTTTGATTAATGCTAGGCTTTTAGATGGAGATGCTACTGACCCAACTATTGCTATTGCTTATGTTGATGGTGATGATAGTAAGGGTAAAATGGTTGTTGTATCTTTCGTCAAATCAACTTTAGTGGTAACAGCGGGAACACCCTCAGTATTTGCGGCAACCGATACTACGGGAAATGCCAGAAGAGTGGGTCTTTGCATTCCATTGGCGGGAGTTTGCGTTGTGGCTTACCGAAATGAAGACCATGCCACGGATGCTGCGGAATCTGCTGCTGTTGTTGTTGCAGGGCTTGTAATAGGAACGTGGGGAACTTTAGCTATAATAAATACTGCAGCCTCCACACTTGTGAGTTGTGAGACTTACGGGAGCGGGAAGGTAATTTATACTTATACTGATGCGGGCGGTCTGAATGTAAAGACTTGCTCCGTTTCAATGGCAGCAGTTTTGGGTACACCAGCAGCAGAAAAAGTAATAACTACTGATACCACAATCACTGCTCCGTCATTGGCTAGCCATATTGAAGATAAATTTATATTAGCTTATCAAAATGGTGATTCCACAAATGACCCGCTAGAAGTGGTTGTTGGAGAAATTTCTTCAGCAGGAGTTATTACAAATGGAAAAATAAGAACGATAACAAATCTGGCAACTACAGAGATACAACTTAGAGCTATGAATGAACATCATCTCGGAGTTGTATATACTATGGGGGCTAGGGCATATGCTCAGATGATTCATATTGAAGATGAAATTTTATATTGGGCTGACCCGTATATGTTTAATGATGCAGCATCTTTAACTTGTACAATAGCTTTTATGACTCATGCAGTTATTATTACAGGTTGTGAAGATGATGGGGGTTCAGACTATGCTGTAGCAAAAATTGGATTGTTAATTGACGCAAGAAGAAAAATTGAAACTAGAGCTAAGATGGTTCAGGGAGCTACTGCTTCCGCTTCATTAGTTACTCTTTTTGAAGTTTGGGGTTCTGGTATTCTTCGTTCAGCAAACTTTGTAGAAGATGGTTTGGATGATTATGTGGTTGTTGCAACGGTAGATGAATTGTCAAAAAGTATTGCAGTTTCCGCAACAGAAACAACAGCTGCACATTTGGCTTATGATGCGGAGAATCCAGATGCTGCAGATGCTTTCATTCTAAGTAAAGAAACGAATCAAACTCCAGCTGAACAAATTGAGTTACCGTTTCGTGACCATGTTTTGATTCAAGGTTCAACTACGGGTTCAGGTTTAAACTATAAAATCTATTATAACGAAGATGGAGACTAAGGGAGGGAGGATAAATGACGCTACAATCTTTTAAATATGCTAAGTCAGGCAAGGTTCTTTCTCTCGGAGCTATCACCGTTGGAAATGCTACTGAATCCCTACATATAGCGGGTATTGATTATTTAGAATTTGAATTCACCGTTGCTTCAATAGGAACGAATGTAGTAGTGAGAGCGGAGATTTCTCTTGATGGTACTAATTGGGTGAATGCAGATGTTGGGGGAACTGATACTATAATAACAGAGAATGGAACTTATATTATGGAAGCTAAATTCTCTGGGCTTTATGTATATGCTAGATTAACTTGGGTATCTGCTTCAGCCGGTTCACCCACAATAGCTACTTCAAACGTAACAGTTAGGAGTTAAGATGTCATATGTGAAACCATCTGAAACAAAGGCTCTTGTTGGAGTGGAATTAACTCAAGCCATATTAAATATTGCTCAATCTATAATACATCAGTGGACAGAATACAGATGGGAAGAATCTGCTGGGCTTGATTATTTTCCCGGTGGTAGTGATAGGTCTGAAATATATTATCTTAATTCTCCTGTTCAATCTATAACTTCTGTTGTGGTTGATGAAGATACGTTGATTGTAGATACTCAATATGAGTTATGGAAACAAACAGGTAAGTTGAAACTCTTAATAGCTCCCGAATATGGAAATGAAAATATAGTGATTACATATAAATATGGTTTTACAACTAGTCATTATGCTTTTAAAGCAGTGGCGGGGGCTGAAGCACAAATAGGATTATATATTAAAAAGAATCCTAGTTTGGGCAAAACAGTGGGTTGGAATAGTTTTAATTTATTATTTCAAGATGCTCATATTGCTCAGTTTTTATCTTTTGTTCCTCAAAAATTTTCTTATCAAGCGATATAAGGAGAAGAAATGATTGATGCTCTTTTAAATAAAACTTGTACAATTAAACGAAGATTAGATAATACAAGAAATTCAAATAATAAATATGAGTATCAACCTATTGAAAATGTTCCTTGTATTGCTGTTAAGAAATTTGGAAAAGTAGCAAAAATGTTGAGTGAAAATTATGTAGATATAGCGATGGTGATATTGGTAACTGTTGAAATATTAGAAACAGATTTAATAGTTTTGGACGATGGTTATCAATATCGAATTGCTAGAGGAATGAGCTCAATTGGAATAGAAGAGATTCAAGATTTTTTTTCTGGGGCTATAGAAGGTTATCAAATTTCACTTACAAGAGAAAGGGAGGCAGATGAGCAACAGACTCCAATTATGGAATCATCTAATCGAGAAGGACTTGCCACCTGATAAGTTGGAGGAAATTAGAAATGATTTTCCCGCTTTAGCAAAGCAAGTTGATGAAGCAAATGGAACAAAAAAAGTTGAAGAAAAAGTATCAAAAAGAACAAAAAGAAAGAAAAAGTATGATTATAACAAATAACATATATAGGTTTTTATGTTATCCAAGTCATTGTGGGGCAACGTCATTCCCACTTCGTTAAGAGGTGCTTATGACCATACGTCTTTAAGAGCAAAATGCAGTGTAGAGCGTTTAAAGACGTTTTAAAAGGATTTTGTATAAATAGTATAAATAAATAAAAGGAGGTAAAATTAATGGCTCAATATCCCTGTTTTAAATATAAAGAGGGTGGGTCTGGACCAATTTTTTTGAATGAACAAGGGTCTGGGGCAGGTGCAGCAAGAGATTTATTGCTGTTTAAAAAATCCACATCCGAAACCTTATCCGTAAATTCTGCGGGATTGCTTGACGCTGGTGGTGGTTTTGCTACAAGATCAGTAACTATTCCCGTGGGAGATATTGTTGCGGACAGTGATGCAATCGAAAAATATTTAATCAAATTCGATAAAGGTGTTACAATCACTAAAATTTCTATTAATGTTGATACTGATACAGCAGATGGGTCAACAAATAAGCAAACATTATCTGTTAAAAGAAGTACTGATGATGCTAAGTAACTGGATTCACAACTGCAGCAGCAAATCCGGGTCTTGCTCAAAATGTGTGGACAACTCAAGGAGCGGTAGGAAATGCTGCAGTTGTTGCAGGAGATTATTTATATGTTGATTTTACAAAAACTTCTTCTGGACTTATTATGAGTGGTTTGACATTTCAAATTGAATATACTTTAACCGATTAAAAAGGAGGTGACATAGTTGACTAATATATTACAAATAAAAGATACTCAAGGAACGAAGCCTGTTTATGAATTTGATACCAATAACCAAAGAGATATTATTGTTCATAAATTAGATGGAACGGAAACTTTTGCTTTGATGGATGATGGATTTATCCGTTCAACTACAGGTTGGATTTACCGTCATATAGCCTTCGGGTTAGGAGATATTGCTGCCAATTCTGATGCTTTGACATTTCCTGTATTTAAAGCCCGAAACGATATAACTCTTATCAGTGCTGAAGTTTCAGTTGACGCAGATATTGGAGATGATAATGCAAATTATCAAACAATGTATTTAGAACAAACCGGAAGTTCAACTGATATAGCTTCTGCTGTTACAAGTGTTCCTTGGTCACAGCATGTTCCTATTTCTCTTGGAACTTTAGATTCTTCTGCAAAAGTTATTAAAGCCGGACAAACAGTTCAACTTAGGTTTGTTAAAACTTTAACCGGAAAAGCAATGACGGGCTTTCAAATACATTTAGCTTATTCCATAAATCAAGCTCATAATACGGAGGGTGAAGATGAAGCTCCTATGTTTTATATTGTTAATGAGCCAGGCACTGACCCTGTTATAACTTCTGACCATGTTAGTAGAACTCCATTACTTCTTAGGATAAGAGGAACAGAAGTATATAGAATGGATATTGATGGAAAGATGATAGGTTCTGCTCCTGATTCTTATTATTATCATGTGGTGAATGTTGGTGATGTTATCGAAGCTGATTCTGCTGCGAAAATATCTGGTTTATTTGTACCTACTGGTACTGTAGATATTGAAGCAATTTATTTTGGAGTTAATATTGCTATTGCTGCTGATTCTGATACTGCTTATGCTCAAATAAATATTATGGATAATTCGGATAATATTTTGGTGAGTGGTTTTGCTGGAGGAATAAATAATCCATCTGTAGCTATGACAAAAGGTGTATTATATGATATGGGAGATATTGACACAGTTCATAAAAGACTTACCACCTCCGAATGGCTTAAAGCTGAATATGTTATGGGAGCAAGTATGCACACTTTGGCAGGACTTACATTTATAATAGTATTTAAGAAAGTGACCTAAAAATTATGATGAATATTAAGAAAGCTATAAAAGATTTTTTGGAAGCAAATATGGCTATTCTAGTTGGGTCAGGAAACGATACCATAGAAATATATAAGGAGAACTTTCCGACAAACAGAACAGCCAGAGGAATTGTAATACAACAGGTAGGAAGAGTACCTTTAAAGGACATTCGGAAACTAGAAGATGTTTCATTTGATTTTATTGTATTTTCTAGTGATGGGGTTTCTGTTGATTTGCTTTGTAATAATCTTGATGTTTTATTAGATGAGCTTATTAATATTGATTTTAATGATGAAGTGAATTGTATGTACGGTGATAGAGTATCTGGACCAGAAAGCTGGATTGGTGCTATGGAAATATCTACTTATTATTTGAAAGTTAATTATGAGTTTCGGATAAGGGATAAAACTTAATGAGTGATTTGTTTAATATAACTTTTGATGATTCTTCGGTTCTTGCTGCATTGGATGGAATAGAAAATATGGTTGATTCTCCAAAATTTCGGCAAGGGTTAGTAGATGCTTCTCATGTAGTTTTAAAAGCTGCACAGAAGAATCTCAAAAAATATATTTATGATGTTCCTGAAGGTTGGTATCAAAGAGGAAACTCCCAAGGATTATATGGAAAAACTATGGTGACTGGAGTTAAGGTTACAGGAAGTGTAATTTCTACGGGAGTTGTATCAGCGTTAGATTATGCAGTTCACGTTCATTATGGTACTGGAATATATGCTGAAGGTGGAAAAGGAAGAAAAACACCTTGGTTATATAAAGATGATGATGGAAATTTTCATAGAACAGTAGGAGTGAAACCAAAGCCATATTTGAGGGAAGCTCTTATATCTTCAAAAAATGATGTATTAATAGTTATTAAAAATGCAATGTTATAAAAAGAAAGGATAACAAATGTCCAAAGATGTTGAAAATATCGAATACGGACCATGTAACGTAACATATAATGCGGTGGATTTAGGCTGGTTTCAAGGGGGTGTTACAGCGGTTTATACAGTGGAGTGGTTTGATCTCGAAGTGGATTTATATTCCGCTCCGTTGGATGCTAAGGTTATTAAAGAAGGTATCATTGTAACTGTTCCGATGGTAGCCACTGATTTGGGTACTTTATATCAATTAATGCCAATGGGAACTTATGTGTTGGATGCTGGTGGGGCTAAAAAGAAAATTGGAGCAGGTGGTGGACAGGTAGTTAAAACAGATTTCAAAGAATTAAAAGTTATTCCTACTGAGGATAATAGTGGAACTGAAGAAGCAACGAATGACAATGAAGTAATAACTGTATTTGTTGCAGTTCCAAAAATTCAATTTAACAAGCAATATACTAGAGACAAGAACAGGGTTGTACCCGTTGAATTTATGGGGCTTGTTGATACCACAAAAACTGCAGGATTAAACTTAGTATTGTTTGGTGATTCTGACGCAACTGCTTAATTTAAACTTGAAGGGAAAAAGAAATGAAAAAGTCACCCGCATCTAACAAAGTAACAAAACCAATTAAAGAAAAAAAGTTAATATTATCCACTCCCGAAGAATGGGTGAAAAAAACAGAAGCTTTTGATTTATTTGAATTGCCTTCGGGAATAACCATAAAACTTAAAAAGAGAATGGGTTTGATAGAGTTTGCAGTTTCTGGACATATCCCCCTCCCAATATTAAAAGAAGTTATTGAAGCGGGAGGGTTTGTTGCTAAAGGTTCTGAAGAATGGGGTAAAGCCAAATCGGAATCATTATTGAAAATGAGAGGGCTTTTAGAAAAGGTTGCTATGATAGCGGTTATATTCCCCAAACTTTCAAAAGATGGATTAGAAGGAACTGTAGATGTGACCAAAACTGATTTGGATGACCTTTTAGCTATTTTTGCCACAGTGTCGGGAAGAGGAGGGTCAATTAATATATTGGCACCTTTCTTTCGTAAATGAAGTTGAGGTTTGGCAATTAAATAAAATAGCTATAAAGTATGGTGAAAGACCTTCTTCTATTTTTGGAATTAAAGATGATATTGAAGCTTTTGATTTTGATTGTACGGTATTACATGTTGTAGAAAGAATTGAAAAATACGGATGGAAGGACACAATAATTGCTAAAACAAAACAATCAAGCGGTTTTGCTGGAGCAAAGTTTTTACAACAACGTGTTCGGGCTAGTTATAAAAAAACATTAAGGAATACAAATGGCAAATCAAGTAACAGCAGCAGAGCTATTAGTAAAGATAAATAGTGATATAGCTGATTTAAAAAAAGGTATGGGGGATGCTAAGAAGGAAGTTGGCGGTCTTAGCGATTCTCTTAAAGAAGCTAGGAATGTTGCTAATGTAGCGGGAACTGCTATAATTGGTGGGGCTGTGGCTATTGCTGCGGGGCTAGGAGTTGCTGCAGGAAAAGCTATGGAATTTAATGCTGGATTAGCCAATTTGAATACTATGGTAGGGAAAAATAAAGAACGAATGACAGAACTCAAAACTGGTATTCAAGGAATGGCTGTAGAAATGGGTACAGCAACTTCTGACCTTACTGATGGAGCTTATCAAGTTGTATCAGCTTTTGGAGATACTTCCGATACTTTAGGAATATTAAAAACTGCAGCGATGGGAGCAAAAGCGGGAGTTGCCACTACAACCGATGCTATTAATTTGCTTTCAGCGGTTACTAAAGGATATGGAGACACAAATCAAGAGGCGGTTGATAAAGTTAGTGATTTGGCTTTTCAAACGGTAAAATTAGGGCAAACAACCTTCCCTGAATTGGCTGCAAGTATTGGAAGAGTTACTCCACTAGCTGCAGAGCTAGGAGTTACACAAGAGGAATTATTTGCTACAATGGCAACGGGAACGGGTGTGACAGGAGGGGCTGCAGAAGTGTCCACTCAGCTCAGGGGAGTTCTTCAAAGTTTGATGGCACCAACTGATGATATGAATACATTATTTAAAGATATGGGAGTTGAATCAGGAAAGGCTTTGTTAGAACAAGAAGGTCTCAGCGGTGCTCTTAAATTAGTAAAGGCTGCAGCAGAAGCTTCCGGAAAACCACTTCAAAAATTTATTGGTTCAATAGAAGGTCAGACGCTGGCACTAGCTATGACAGGTTCATTACAAGATGCTTATGTAGAAAAACTTGATGCTATGGGCAATGCTTCGGGGGCTACTACAGAAGCTTTTTTATTACAAACTGGGGAATTGAATTATGTAGGTTTTTATTTAGATGTATTAAAGGCTCAATGGGAGGTTTTTCTTCAAATATTAGGTGACCAAGTTTTACCTATTATTGGAGAAGTGGCGGGACAATTGATAACGGTTTTATCTGATGCTGCAGCTTGGGTTTCCGAAAATAGAGAAACAGTTACAACTTGGTTTAAAAATATTATATGGTTTATTGGAAAGGTAGTAGAAGGCTGGCTTGCTATGTATGATAATCTTAATGCTGCAGCCGATATATTTGTGGAAAGAATAGGATTGGTTTTTGGTAATATAGTAAAAGCCTTTGAATGGGTTTTAGAAAAACTAGGTGTAGATGTTCCCAAAATTGGAGATATGATAATAGATGTAACCAAAACTAGTGATGAAGAAACTAAAAAATTATCACAGAATTGGGCTGACTATACTGAAGGAATGTTAGCGGGAATGGGGGAAGTTACAGCAACTCAAGCGGTAGAAGAAGAAAAGAAAACAGCCAAGGTTCAAGAAGAAACGAATAAACAAGTTGCGATAGTAGGAGCAGGACTTGTTACTGAAGAAAAAAAGAATGAAGATTTTAATGCAAAATTAGATATTATCCAAAAAGCACAAAGGGAAAGAAAAGCAGCTGAAGAAGCGGTGGCACAAGCCAAAGCCGATAAAGCAGATGCAAAGGCTTTAAAAGATAAGGAAAAAGCAGAAGAGAAAACCAGAAAAGCAATAGCAAAATTGGATAAGGAAAATTTAAAAGAATTTGAAAAATTATATGGAGAAACTCTTGATGAAAATTCTCTTAAACATGCAGCACATCTCAAATCCATAGGGGAAGATTATACAACCTATTTGGAAGAACAAGTTATAGCTCAAACTCCAACGATGTGGGATATTGCTTTTGAAGGAGTGGGAGATAAATTTGATTCCCGATTAGATGGTATGGGTGATATGTTTATGGAAAATATATTGCATGGGGATATTGGAGGTTCTTTAGATTTTATGGGGGATTATGTTACACAAACTTTTGAAGCTGCATTTTTAGATATTCAAGGAAATATCCTTGGAAGCTTTTTAGATACTGTAAAGAGTGGATTAAAAAATGCTTTATCCGGTATTGGTAAAAGTTTTATTGATAGTTTAACAGGTGGAAAAGGTGGTGGATTAAGTGATATTTTAGGAGGAATAAAACAAGGCGGGCTTGGAGGTCTTGGAAGTGCTATAAAAGCAGGAGCTGGAGCTGGATTGGGTTCTTTAGGAGCGGGAGTTGGAGCTTTAGGAAGTATTGCGGTTGCTGCAGCACCTTTGGCTATTGCTGGTGTTATTGGTTATGGTGTTTATAAATTAGGGGAATCGCTTGCAGCAAGTCTTGGATATAAACATACTTCTCAGGCATCAAGAAGTATGGATATGGCAAAAGGTGAAAAAGATAAAACAACCCGATTCGCAGGAATATTAGCAGCAGGAACTCAATCAGGTTATACAAAGGCTACATCCAATGTTATGACATTAGTGAAAAAAGGTACTGCTGAATATAATGAACATCCAGAATGGGGAGCTGAGAATATTGCTCAAGCATGGGCTGATAGGTTTGATAGTGGTTATACAGGACTTTCAGCATGGGCTAAAGAAAATCCTGAATATACAGAAGAATTAAAAGATGTGATTTCCAAATCTATTCTTGCTTATGCTACTGGGGATATTGAAAAAATATATGAAGAAAAACCATTTCATTCAGGAGGTGTGGTTTCGGGAATAATAGGACAAGAAAAAATTATAAGGGTTTTAGCAGGTGAAGAAGTTGTTACTAAAAGTGACCCTAGACATGCCGAGAATTTAGGAGGAATTATAGTTAATATTCAAGGCAATTATATTAATGAGGCTTTGGATATGAGAAAATTAGCAAAAGAAGCTTCTGATGAAATATTTAGGGAAGTATTAATGAGAACAAAAGTTTCAAGGAATTAATTATGGGATTATTGGCTACAATAAATGGAGTTTCTGTAAATGTTGCGGGAACTGGAATTTCAGATGTATTAACATCACAACCTAATAGTTGTTCATTTGATATTCATTCACCAGATTCTGAGCCAGTTTCCGGTCAGGAAGTGTTACTGTACAAAGATAGTACAGATAACAAGATATTCGGTGGTATAATAGTCAATACTACACAACGGTTCTATGTTCCACTAGAGAAAGTTTACACTATTGTGGCGCAAGACTATCAAAGATTATTAGCAAGACAATTAGTTCCCGCTTCTTATGAAGATAAATATTGTAAAGAAATAATTGAAGATATTATATCGAATTATACGGAAGCGGGTTTTGGTTTTACTACTACAAATGTACAAAATGGAGTTAAAATTGCTAAAATAGTTTTTAATTATCAACCAGTAGATGAATGTATAAAAGAACTTGCCAATATATCTGATTATGATTGGTATGTTGATTATGAAAAAGATATTCATTTTTTTGCTAAAGAAACAGCAGTTGCTCCGTTTGAAATTAATGATGAAAATTTGGGACAAATAAAAAATCTAAGTATTAAGCCTGATTATTCTCAATTGAGAAATAAAATAACGGTTAGAGGAGGTTTTTATTTAGCTAGTAATTCAGCAACTCCAGAAATACAAGTAGCGGTTGCTGACCAAAGATACTTTAAATTGGCTGCAAAACCTTATAATCTTACAATGAAAATAGATTCTGTTGCCAAAACTGTAGGAGAAGAATTTGTTGATGATGAAGCTTTATTTGATTATATGTCTAATTATACAGAATCTTCAGTGAGAGCTTCTTCAGAAACTGGTAGTGCGGGAGCGGGGGCTATTATGGAATTTATCTATGAATCTGAAGTTCCGGTTATAGCTAGAGTGAATGATTATGCTTCTCAGACTGTTATAGCAGGGTTAGAAGGAGGAACGGGAGTAATTGAGACATATATAGTAGATGAAACTTTATCATCAAAGGAAGAAGCTTACAACAAGGCTAATGCGGAATTGTTTCAATTTTCTAAAGCATGGTTAAATGGAAGTTTTACTTATGAAAGAGATTTAGTTGAATTTAAGTCTGGACAAACTATAACTTTGGATTTAGATGGTTGTAATTATAATGGAACTTATCAAATAATTGAAGTGGAAACAATAGTTAAAAGTAATAGCATATTTATATATAGAATAAGATTTTCAACCACTATTTTTGATTTGACAGAACTTTTAGTTGGATTAATAAAAGAACAAAAAAATGTACAGATAAGAGATGATGAAATTGTGGATTTATTAGAAGTGACTGAAGAATCTTTTACAATGGTAGATAATCATTTATATTCTTTAGCTGACCATCCTTCTAAATGGGGAGTTTCTGGCACTCCCCCAACTGTTAAATATGGTTTCGCAACTTGGGGATAATAATATGAAAATGTCTTATAAAATGAAAAAGTTTTTATTAAAAGGAATAAAATTAATATTCAAAGATACCTTTTATATAGAAGAACATCATATAATAACTCTTAAAGATATAAATACAAATGAAAAGATAGTATATAAACTAAATAATATTGGTGTTACTTCTGGCAAAACAATGATAGCAAAACGATTGGCAAGTGAAGGAAACGATTGTAATGTAACTTATTGTGCGGTGGGAACGGATAACACAACTCCCGTTCCAGCAAATACAACTTTAGGTACAGAATTAGATAGGAAAGCAATAACAACAAAAAGTTATTCAAATAATATAGCTTCATATTCTACCTATTTTGGAATAACAGAAGCAAACGGAGCTATTGAAGAAATAGGATATTTTGGAGAAGCTGCATCAGCTTCTCCAGATTCGGGAACGATGGTTGTTCATGGACTTATTTCTCTAACAAAAACAAGTTCTCAAACAATGACTATTGATTCAACTTTAACTATTAATTAGAGGAAAAATTATGGCATTATTGACTGACGGTTTAGTAGGATATTTTCCTCTTGATAGAATGAGGTTTGCTAACGGCGCAGAATTTGTCACCAATGGAACGATGGAAGCGGATAGTGATTGGGATAACTGGTCATCAGGTGCACCTGCGTCACAAGTCAGAAGTTCGGAACAAGTGCATTCTGGAGCTTATTCGAGAAAAATTACTTTTGATGGTTCTGGCACACAGTGTGGTATTCAACAGAATATTACTGGATTGACTGTTGGGAAATCATATAAAGTAACAGCATGGGTTTATGGTTTAGATTTAGCTGCGGAAACATTTTTTATGTGGCACGGAGAAGCAATAGATTCAACAGCCGTGTCAAATGGGTCATGGGTAAAATTAGAGGGGATAAGAACTGCTGACAGTGTAAGTGACAGTATAGTCATATATATAAATCCTCTTAATGTTGCAAATGCAGGAAAGTCATGGTATGTTGACGATGTTTCAATCCGAGAAGCAAATTTTGACGACCTTGGCTCAGGCGGGAATGATGGCACACCCGCAGCACTTCCAGTTTTCGCAGACGACCAAAAAGGCAACCCGAATCGAGCATTGACATTTGACGGAACGACCGATGTTGTCGATGTGGGGGATACCACACAAACAGTTAAATCGGTTTCTTTTTGGATAAATCCTGATGATATAACAAACCGTGATATTATAGATTTTGACGGTGGGACGCACAGCATTGAAATAAATGGTGGTAGCTCAATAACAGCCACAGGATTTTCAAGTCCTACTATATACATTAATAATTCAAGTGCAAGTGTGGTAGTTATAGCGGATGTTTGGCAACAGATTGTGGTGACCACGGCAACAGGTTTCACAGCCGATGATTTAGACATTGGAAAAGAGACAAGTTTTTTTGACGGAGATATTGCTCATATCCGCATTTGGGACAGGGTTTTGACGGTAGCTGAAAGATTATTCCTTTATAATAAAGAAAAACCATCAATGTATTCAGTTCCAATTTCCGGTTGTGTTGGTAGATGGTTTCTGAGAAGCGATAGGGCTTCAGGAATTACAATATTTGATGATGCGGATAATAATCCAAAATTAAATGGGACTGCAGCTAACACTCCGGTAT